TATAAAGCATTAGCCGACGGCGAACGCCCAAAGGTACTGTTTGTAATTGACAGTTTGGGTATGTTGCTTACACCCACTGACATTAACCAATTTGATAGCGGTGATCTCAAAGGTGATTTGGGTAGAAAGCCTAAAGCACTAACAGCACTGGTGCGTAACACTGTTAACATGTTTGGCAGTTACAATGTGGGCATGGTATGTACCAATCACACATATGCATCGCAAGATATGTTTGATCCTGATGACAAGATTTCGGGCGGACAAGGCTTTATCTATGCTAGTAGTATTGTTGTTGCAATGCGCAAACTCAAACTCAAAGAAGATGAAGATGGCAACAAGATTAGTCAAGTAAAAGGTATTCGTGCAGCATGTAAAGTTATGAAAACACGCTATGCTAAACCGTTTGAAAGTGTACAAGTTAAGATTCCTTATGAAACTGGCATGAACCCGTACAGTGGACTTGTTGATCTTGCTGAATCAACTGACCTGCTCAAAAAGTCAGGCAACAGATTGAGCTTTATCAGAGCAGATGGCAGCGAAATTATTCAATTCCGCAAAGCATGGGAACGCAATGAAAATGGTTGCTTGGATGAATTAATGCTAGAGTTTACAAAACTTGCTAACGAGGTAAGTATTCCTGACGAAACTGAGGCACCAGCTGAAGTATTTGTAGACGAAATCGAAGAAGAACAGGAGTAAACAACAAAATGTCATTAGAGCTAGCTGCAATGGTGTGGAAAGAATGCCGCACTTCAATAATTGACAATGGCGATATTAGGGAAGCTGCTGACGGAGTAGTAGCAATCTTAATGGAACATCACAGCGCCGATGAAATCAGAGATGCATTTAAATTTGATGGTGCAATCAAAATGGCTGTTGGTGATTATCTTGGAGAGCATGATGAGGACGACATCGAAGAGGAAGAGGAAGATGAACTGCTTGACCAATTCAATGATGACGGCGAATTTGACTACGACGAGTATTAATAAAGTAAAGTTTAAAGTAGCAAGCATTTGGCATGTTAAGTAAAGAGGACTTTGAATTCAATGAAGAAAAATATTGAAGTGATTGCTTCTAAAAATGCTTATAAATGGGCTAAGAACTTTAAACGCATACAAGATAGGTTTTATGACGGCAAATACAAGTTGCGTCGACTACAACAAATAGAAGATTTTGTAAAACTTAATGGTTTTACAAATGTATATCATATAGAAGAAGTATTACTTGATTTAGATATTCCAACTGTTGATGATATTAGTACCAATGATTTGATACTGGTAACCCATCAAGGTTATGGACGTTACCCGTTAACAGGTATTATCGAACAAATACAAAACTGGTTAATGTACAGCAACCATCTGTATTTTTGTATTAATAGACATTACATTAATATTGACAATCAAAAACTAGATTATCAAGTTCCTGATGATTTTCAACAAGCAATTACATATTGGTTACAGCAAGAGTTATCAAATTGTGTAGTAGTTGATATGAGTAGAAATTACATAGATGTAGGGCGGCACTTTACTTGGAGTTGCCCTGACAGACATTTTTACATTAGGAAAATTAGTGCAAGAAAGTTATAGCAGAACCTTATTAAGAGACATTACATTATGAAATTAATAGAACATTTTTACGATTACGATATGGTTTCATCTGATGACACAACTGTGAATAAACACAATTATATGCGTTACAGACTTGGTCGGTTAAAGCATAACTTTTGGCTTAAGAGTCGTAAAAGTAATGACACAATTTATATTGATGCCTACGATAACTTTATTTTACAAAACTTAAAACCAGGAAAAACTTGTTACTTTGGCAGTTCTGGTTATTACTTAGATGGAGCAATCGATGATCTAACAGTGATTGAACAACATCCAGTGGTAAAAACATTTTATCCCGACGCGGTAATTGTAAAAAATCGTGGCGAAATTGGAAAATTGTATCCAAACGTGTTTGACAACTTTGTTGTTGTTAACAATAGAGGCGATATATGGACTTCTCTATATGATAGCCCAGATGCTGGATTTGATTTAGATAAGCCTAGCATCGAAGATCACGTTAGGAATTATATAAAAAGCATGAAAGACGGATGTGTATTCTTTTATAGTTTTAGGGATACGCAAATTGTTAACTGGAATCGTATAAGCACTAACCATTATGATTATTTTTATAACTTTGCTTTGTACTTAAAAAAATACGGGTTAAACTTACTGTGGCACAATATTAAATTTGCAGAAAAACACAAACAACCAGACGGGTGTTATGATATACTAGAAAATCCAGATACTTTAAACGGGAATATAAAATTAATATTTCAGTATAACAATAACACTCATACAATTGATACAACACATTTTGAAGAATACTATGAATAGATGCCCACAATGTGATACAATATTACAGTTGTCAACTGGGAATCCAGATCTGGCTTGTGTTAATCGTAAATGCAATTTTGTCGGAAAGCCAATTAACGGTGGTCCGTTTTTGCTTGTATCAACTATTTTATTGATTTTTATAATTTTTATTATATTCTTGTATGACGTTGGTATATTATGGCAGAACTAATTCTATATATGGGAGGCTGTTGCGGAGATATTATTACCGGCCTGATTGACACAAAAGGTATTAGTATAACATCAGGAAAGTGTATTATTCTCAAAGAAAGAGCAAAACTTAAACGCAGTTTTCAATTTGTTGATACTGCAGAAAAAGATGCCTACATTGCAAGTGCAAGCAGATATTGGAAAAGTTTGCCTAGCCACGATGCAGATTATCATATGCAAAACAATCATCCTTATTTGGGTATTGTGTGTAATGATCGGAAAACTGCATTGTGGGCAGCAACAAGGTTTAGAAAACTACACAGAGATCCAGTCTGGGAGAGAATGAGCAAAGCAAGTGGCGCAAAGACTACCGAAGAATATGCTCAACTAATAATGGGTTTTGGTGATATGATCAAATCATCAGCATATAAAACCATTGAGTTGGCTGATATAGTTGAAGGAAATGCTATAGAAAAATTAAAAGAGTTGACACAGTTAGATGACTGTGCTAGTATAATGTACGATCAATGGTTAGAGGCGGTGTCAGACAAATGAGCCAATACTACAGTAAAATTGTAAACAACTTGGGTGCTATTCCAAGTTTTATTAACTTTTACGAAAGTGAACTCGAAGTTGCTAAAAGTGAGTGCCGTGTTGGTGGTCTTATTGAAAAAAATATCAAAGCATTACCGGGTATTACTGAGCATCGTTTCAATCAACTACAAGAGATTGAAGCGGTGCTTAACTTCCTAAACATACAATTACGCAAGATTAGACGCAAGCACTTTCAGAAGTATTTAGAAGGATATGCCAGAGCGTTAACAAGTCGTGATGCTGAAAAGTATGTAGATGGTGAAGATGAAGTTATTGATTTTGAGACACTGATCAACGAAGTTGCATTATTGCGCAACAAGTATTTGGGCATCATGAAAGGCCTAGATACAAAGCAGTGGCAAATGGGCCATATTGTACGCTTAAGAACAGCAGGCATGGAAGATGTCCAAGTATGATTTCTCGATTGAGAAAAGATAATAAATTTATCTATTACAATTTATGGAAAAACATACCTATAAGTGATTTACACAATGGTAATATATTAGAATATCTTGAACAAGATCTTATTGTAAATCAATTAACCACCAAAGATATCTCAAAATTTGCCTGGATAGTTGATTTACAATGGGAAGGCCATAGCCCTGAAGATATCGAACCATTTCGGCAGTTGTTAATCAAACACGGTGTTAAATGTTTTGGTGCCGTGTTTACCAGTTACGTCGACGTTAGTCAATTACCTTATCCAGCTTTATGCCTGGTAGATAGATTAATACATAACGGCCAATGGTATTTAAATTTAATACACCAGAACATTGATTGGCAAAATTTGCCAATGACACACAATTTAGTGTGTTTAATGCGCCGTCCAAGTGTAAGTAGGTGCATGCTTGCTAATCAGTTACTGAATACGTTTGACTCGAGCAATTTAGTATTAACACTAGGTACAGGATTTGTTGCGTTTAACGAAGAGCTTAAACAACTAATGTTTCCTAGACGTATGCCTTTAGCCATTGATGGTATATTGGTAGATGACATAATGCAGCACAAAATCAATCATACTAAATTTTACGAGGCTCCTCTTCAAATAATCCCAGAAAGTAGTAGCCAAACTGACAAGAATGTTTGGCACAGTCAATTTATAACTGAAAAAACCTATAAAGCACTTTCGTGGTATCAGTTTCCAATTTGGTATGCAGTGCCGGGATTGGTCGAACGGGTTAGAGAACAAGGCTTTGATGTGTTTGACGATGTTATCAATCACAGTTATGATCTTGAAATTGACCCTTGGAAGCGCATGTCAATGGTAGTTAGCGAAGCTCGGCGGTTAATATCATTAAATGCTGTACAACTGCGTAAAGACCATTGGAGTCGATTAGAAAGTAATGCAGACCTTATAAACGGCATACATAATACTGCACACAGTCGACACCGGATTGAAATCACAAGGTTAAAAAATGAGATACAGCAGCTTTGGTAGTTCGCAAGACGCACACGAACATAGCAAACAAAATATTTTAGATTACTTCTATCGTTACGACGATTTTATGGAAAGTGTTGGTAGAGTAGTTGATCTTGGATGCGATTCCGAAGCATTGGATATGCAGTGGTGGGCAAATGCCACTACTAGGGATGAAATACAAGTTCCATTAAACATTCACTGTGTTGGTGTTAGCAACATTGATAGATTGTTACTTAAACACAACAATATTGCATTTCAAAAACAAGATATTGAAACTTTTAGCAAAGTAAAAAGAAAGTTTGATGTGCTATGGTGTTACGATCAATTGCAGTACTTGTTAAATCCATATCAAGCATTGTCAAATTGGTGGCATATTGCAGAAAAAGATGCTATGTTGGTTATAGCAGTACCACAAACTGTTAACACAGAATATCACATTCAAGAATACAATCTGTCCTTGGGCCACAAGTATCACTACACCATGCCACAGTTAATCTATATGCTGGCTGTCAACGGTTGGGATTGCCGCAGCGGATTCTTTAAGAAAACACCTGGAGACCCGTGGCTGTATGCAATTGTGTATAAGAGCGATGTTGAGCCAATGGATCCAAAAGAAACTAACATTTACAAACTTGTAGAACAAACTGAATTGTTGCCTCAGTGTGCAGTTGATGGTATTCACAAGTATGGAAAACTAAGACAGCGTGATCTGGTGCTTCCATGGTTGGATAAAAGCATTATGGTTATGGAGCAGCACTAATGGGAACCAAAACAAAATGAAAACCAATGTGTTTTTGAAAATTGACAGAATGGATATGCATGCAGTACATTGCTTGCGATTTTGGCTGGAAACATTCAAAGACTATCCTACTTGGATATTGTGTGATAGAACTGAAGAAGATGGCAGTCGACCCAGAATACTGGACACTTGTTTTGTTGACTATCCACAAACAAAGTTTGTTGCCAGTGATAGAAGTTTGGTAAGCTATCTAGCCGAACTCAAGCCACGCAAACGCAACATGGCAACGGCTAATCTAACCGGATTTGAACTT